TGAGATATATAACATTACCTTTATTGATAATGTGCAGTATAAAAACAAGTCCATGAAAATCAGGGCAACAAAGGAAAAGAGGTAATCTGAGATGGTACGGACAAGCATTGGCAATATGGCTGCTGAAATTATGGAAGGTCTGAATGAATATGCAGGCCTTTGCACTGATACCATGAAAGTAGCCGTGAATGATACAGGAAAAGAAGTCAAGAAAGACATCCAGGCTGGCGCACCTGTTCGGACAGGAAAGTACAAGAAAAGCTGGACTACAAAAAAAGTAGCGGAAAATAGTAATTCTATTACAATTGTTGTGCATTCCAAAGACCGTTATCAGATTGCGCATCTTCTGGAACATGGTCATGCGAAACGTGGCGGTGGGCGTGTGAACGGAACACCCCATATTGCACCGGCAGAAGAGAAAGGTTTCGAGTCGCTTAAGGCAAAGATAGAAAGGGGGCTTTCCTGATGAAACATGATGAAGTAATGGCAATGATGGAAGAAATGCAGATACCATTTGCCTATGATCATTTTGTGGAAGGGGAATCTCCCAATCCACCGTTTGCCGTATTCCTTTATCCGAAAGCATCCAATTTTGCAGCAGATGGAGTGGCATATTACAAAATCAATCGGTTATCCATAGAGGTCTACACCGATTTGAAAGATATAGATTTAGAAACCAGAGTTGAAGCCGTGCTTGATAGTCACGGCATTTTTTATGCAAAAAGCGAAGTATGGATAGAATCTGAAAATCTGTATGAAGTGCTTTATGAAATGGAGGTATAGAGATGGCTAATAAGAATAAAGTCAAATTCAACATCTGCAATGTTCACTATGCACCGATTACGGTGGAAGAGAACGGAGCAGTCACTTATGCAACACCTGTTCCAATGCCTGGCGCAGTATCTATCAGTTTGGATCCAACAGGAGAACCAGAATCGTTTTATGCGGATGGCGTGGAATACTATGTTATCAATAACAACCAGGGTTACGATGGAGACCTGGAACTTGCAATGATTCCAGAGGCATTCAGAACAGACATCCTAAAAGAAGAAAGTGATGCCAATAATGTGCTTGTGGAAAATGCGAACAGTGAGACAGGTTCCTTTGCACTTCTTTTTGAGTTTGATGGGGATGTAAAGAAAATCCGTCATGTCATGTATAATTGTTCAGCATCCCGTCCTACCATTGAGTCCAAGACTAATGAGGAGGATAAGGAAGTGCAGACGGAAACATTGAATGTTAAAGCAAGACCACTTGCAAGTGGATATGTTAAGGCCAAGACGGGAGATACCACAACAGATACCATTTATGCAGATTGGTATAAAGTGGTGTATGAACCAACTGCCAAGACAGGGGCTTCGACTGCATCTGTAACGCCAAAGACAACTACTACGAGTAGCAAATAGCAGGGAGGAGTAAAGGATTATGAGTATTATAAAGAATATTGAAATCGATGGACAGGAGGTAGCATTCAAAGCGAGTGCTGCCATTCCCCGTATTTACAGATTAAAGTTCCAAAGGGATATCTACAAGGATTTACGAAGTCTGGAAAAGAGCATGGGGGATGAAGACCCTGAAAACTCCAACCTTGATTTATTCAATCTGGAGATGTTTGAGAATATTGCATTTGTAATGGCCAAACACGCAGAGACATCTATTCCAGATAATCCAGAGGACTGGCTTGATGGATTTAATACATTTTCAATCTACCAGGTATTACCACAGCTGATTGAATTGTGGGGACTGAATGTGAAAACCGATGTAGAAGCAAAAAAAAAGTTCGCCCAACTGAGCGTGAAATGACAACCCCATTGTTTCTGCTCCGGTGTGTACAGTTAGGATTATCCATGACAGACCTTGAACTGCTGTCCATCGGATTAATCAACGATATGTATGCAGAGAGCAGAAATGATGATTGTAAATATGCCACCTTGGCTACGCAGGAAGATTTTGATAAATTCTGATCATTTTGTATAGAAGTATAATCATATATCGGGTATAATAACCATAGAAAATATACCTGATATATGGTAGGAAAAGGTATGAAGAACCTGACTTCAAGAATTGGGGTATTTTACTTAAGAAAATAGTGAAGGGGTGTTTGGCTATGGCTTCATATTTAGGAAAAAGACTACGACCAATTGGTAAACAAAAGTATAAGGTAAATTGTGGCTCTTTTTCATATGAATTCGAATTGAATAATCATCAAAGATGGAGAGTAGAATCATATGAAAATAAGGTATATACGTTACTAAGTAGTGATTGCATTGTGAAAATTACAATTGATGAAGAGAAACTACCGAAAATTTTTGATACTTCAGAGGCACCATTGGCCTATCCCAGAAATAATAATTTCGAGTTGGATTAGCAGTATCAGCAGTGAGTACGGTTTTAATGAAATTTAAAGGAGTTACAACGATGGGTAATGATGCAGAATTATGGATTGAGTCTGGTGGAGATCCTACTACATTAATTCAGGATGATTATTGGGAAGATTATTATTGGGAAGATGAACCTGATTCCATTCCCATTTCACCCAAAAAGCAAAATACAATGGTTTTCATAGACGCTGAAAGTGTAAGTGCTGATCATTGTGCAAGAATAGTAGGTCAGTGTAAGAAAGTTGGAGAAATATTCGAAGCAAGATATTATTCATTACAAAAAGATAAATCAACGGCAGCATGGAAAGAAGTTGCAAATCAATATCATATTAAGCCAATTCTTATGTGTGGAGAATCTGCCCCTAACAAAATTGATAATAAAATAATTAAAGACATCAAGAATACTTTGGAAAATAACAAATCAATTGATATTTTTTGTATTGTATCGAGAGATGGAGATTACGCAAAAATTGCTGAATATATTCGTTCAATGAGGAAACATGTTGTTGTTTTGGCAACGAAGAACACATCAAGAAAATTAAAAAATATAGCACATGAAGTTAAGGGAATTTAATTCTTTGAATTTCAGTTTGTTATTTAATAAATATGGCATATTACGGCACTTGCCCTTCGGGTAGGTGCTTTTTTTATGCCCTGAAACGAGGAGGTGAGTGCGGTGGCAAGCAGAATACAAGGTATTACAGTTGAAATCGGTGGGGATACCACAAAACTTCAGACAGCACTTAAGGGAGTCAATGGAGAAATCAAAAGCACACAGTCACAGCTTAAGGATGTAGAAAAACTCCTGAAAATGGATCCAGGTAATACGGAACTCCTCGCACAAAAGCATAAGTTATTGGCACAGGCGGTATCTGAAACAAAAGATAAACTGACAACTCTTAAGACGGCTGCAGAACAGGCGAACACGGCACTTGCAAACGGGGAAATTTCACAGGAACAGTATGATGCGCTGCAAAGAGAGATCATCGAGACAGAGAATGCTTTACAAGACCTGGAAAGCCAGGCAAGTAAATCTTCTGTAGCCATGCAGAAAATCACTCAAGCGGGTGAAAAGCTAAAGACAGTTGGAGATAATGTCTCTAATCTTGGTTCAAGCATGACAAAAAATGTTACTGTACCCATTATTGCAATGGGAACTGCAGCGGTTGCATCATTTAATGAAATCGATGGCGGGTATGATACGATTGTCACAAAGACAGGTGCTACAGGAGAGGCTTTGGAAAGCCTTACCAAAAGTGCAGATAATGTTTTCGGAACAATGCCAGTAGACATGGATGACGTTGGAATTGCGATTGGAGAGGTAAACACACGATTCGGGGCAACAGGGGAAACGTTGGAAACTCTGTCAGCAGAATTTCTTAAATTTGCAGAAATCAATGAAACAGATTTAAACACAGCAATCGGTTCAACTGATAAAATCATGAATCAATTTGGTGTGGATGCATCACAAACAAAGAATGTTTTAGGTCTTCTTACTGTCAAGGCACAGGAAACAGGAATCAGTGTAGATGATTTAATGAACAGCGTACAGAAGAATGGTTCGACCTTTAAATCGATGGGGCTTAACCTGGGGCAGAGTATCACGTTACTGGCACAGTTTGAACAGAACGGTGTCAATGCAGATACTGCAATGGCGGGTCTTAAAAAGGCAGTTGCAAATTATACAAAAGAAGGAATGTCAATGGATGAGGCACTTGGAGCAACCATTGATTCCATAAAAAATGCATCATCTGAAACAGAAGCACTTACCATCGCAACGGAAATCTTTGGAGCTAAAGGTGCAAATGAAATGACGAAAGCCATCCGAGAGGGACGTATTTCCATAGATGATTTAAGTGGAAGTATGAGCAGCTATGGTACGACTGTGGATGACACTTTTAATGGAACACTGGATGGTGTGGATAATTTCAAGACTGCCATGAATAATGCAAAATTAGCAATGTCACAGCTTGGAGAAGCAATATCCAATGTGCTGGGTCCAATCCTGCAATCCGTGGCAGAGAAAATACGGGCCTTCACAACATGGTTTTCAGGTCTTAATGATGGTACAAAGGAATTCATTGTGAAGCTGGGACTTGTAGTTGCTGCTGTTGGTCCAATCCTTGTGGTAGTAGGAAAGGTAATAAGCGCAGTAGGTACGATTATGACAATTGTTCCCAAAATTGCAGCTGTAATTAATACCGTAAAAACAGCATTTGCAGCATTGAATGTAACGATGCTCGCAAATCCAATATTCCTTATTATTGCAGCAATCACAGCGTTGGTAGCTGCTTTCATTTATCTGTGGAATACCAACGAGGGATTCAGGCAGTTCTGGATTGACCTTTGGGAAAATGTAAAACAGGTGGCTATTACAGTATGGAATGCCATCAAAGCATTCTTCCAGCAGGTATGGGAGGCTATTAAACTGATATTTACTGCAGTTTTTGGAATTATCAAAACCCTGGTAACCACGTATTTCAATCTGTATAAGACGATTATTACCACGGTATTTAATACTATAAAGACAGTAATTACAACGATATGGGAGGCTATCAAGGGTATCTTTACCACAGTATTTGAAGTGATAAAGACGATTTTTACCACGTATTTCAATATCTATAAGACCATCATTCAGACGGTTCTCACGATTATTCAGACTGTAATCACAACCGTATGGAATACGATAAAGACGGTCATAACCACAGTTTTGACGGCAATTCAGACTATTTTTACTACGGTATGGAATGCAATCAAAACGATTGTTCAGGCGGTTGTGAACGGAATCAAAGGACTGATCACGGGAGATTTCACAGCCGTGAAGAATTCCATTACTACAATCATGAATACCATAAAAAGTACCATCAGCACCATTTGGAATACCATTAAATCAACGGTAAGCACAGTGCTGAATGCGATAAAGTCAGCGGTTTCTGGTGTGTTCAATGGAATCGTAGGTGCAGTCAAAGGAGCCATGACCAATGTGCTGAATGCAGTAAAAAGTGGATTCTCCAATGTAAAGAGTCATATCACAGGATTGGCTTCACAGGCAGTTACCTGGGGTAAGGATTTGGTCATGGGTATTGTAAATGGTATCAAATCATGTATTGGTGCTGTTGGAGATGCCGTTAAGAGTGTGGCGGATAAAATCAAGTCATTCCTTCATTTCTCTGTACCAGACGAAGGTCCACTAACCGATTATGAATCATGGATGCCTGACTTTATGGGAGGACTTGCAAAAGGAATCGAAAAGAGTAAAGGACTTGTGGCAGATGCCGTGGAAGGTGTGGCATCAGATATGGTGGTCAGTCCAAATGTGACCGCAGGAGCCATTCAGAATACACAGACAGCGCAGACCAATGCGCTGACAGGAATCATGAATGGCATACAGAGTGTGCTTGGAAGTATGGAATCATTGCAAATGGCAAGTGGTGGAGATATTTCCATTCCTGTCTATATTGGTGGAACATTGCTCGATGAAGTGGTTGTAAATGCACAGACAAGACAGAATCTAAGAAGTGGAGGAAGGTAAATGGCTTATATTCAATATCTGAAATTTAATGACGAGAATGTTCCATTTCCTGATTCCTACGATGTAGAGATGAAGGATGTGGAATCGGATGCCAGTGGAGAAACGGAGGCTGGAACTACACAAAGAGATGTGATAAGGGCAGGGGTCTATTCGATTCCTGTCTCTTTTTCCGTATCCCCGGCATGGCTAAAGAAGTTCACGCAGTACAAGCAGATGAGTTCCATTACCGTGGATTTCTTTGATCCAAACACACTGGAAACAAAACAGACAGAAATGTTTATCGATGGATATAAAGCAAGCCTTGTAAAAGATACGTCTTACAAGGGATTGTGGAAGGTATCCTTTACTTTAAGAGAATTTTAGGAGGTGTTAGCGGATGTATGCTGTCAGCGAACAATTCAAGAAAGCCATCCAGGATAACACCAGGAACTATTACTGGACAGGAAAGATTATCACAAAGGATGAGAAAGAATATCCTTTTACAAATAAAGACATCGTAAAAGGTTCGGGTTACATTTCCAATCAGTGTTGTGGAAGTAATGAGATAGAGATTGGCTCCGTGTATTCTGCGGAACTTGGTATTACTCTTTATTCATCCATAGATAGATACACACTGGAAGGTGGAATTGTAACATTATCGTTCTGGCTTGATGTGGGATTAGCTGAATATGAAGAAGTGCCGATGGGTATTTTTGAAATCAGTGAAGCAAATAGAACCATCAATTGTCTGGAAATCAAGGCATACGATTATATGCTGCGTTTCGAGGATAATTTCACAAATAAGGTATCGAGTGGGTTTGCTTATGATCTTTTGATGCTTGCCTGTCAGGAATGTAATGTTGAACTTGCACATTCGCAGGAAGAAATTGAGAAAATGCCGAATGGAACAACACTTCTTGGTATTTATTCAGAAAATGATATCGAAACATGGCGAGATTTGATTTTCTATGTGGCACAGGTGCTTGGATGCTTTTGTACCATTAATCGAGAAGGAAAACTGGAACTCAGAAAGTATGGAAACTCTTCTTTGATGGATATTTCTAACAAGCAGAGGTTTTCCAGTTCCTTTTCCGATTTTGTTACAAGATATACGGCTATCAATTCTACCAATAAGCTGACCGAGACAGCGGAGTATTATGCTCTCGACCCCGATGATGGATTGACCATGAATCTTGGTGTAAATCCGTTATTACAGTTTGGATTGAAGGAAACAAGAACGAAGCTGTGTACCAATATATTAAATGATATCGCACCAATCAATTATGTTCCATTCGATTCCACAACCATTGGAAATCCTGCGATGGACTTAGGTGATATCATTACCTTTTCCGGGGGCCACGCAGATAGCAATCAGATAACCTGTGTTACGAGTATTCAATATAAAATCAATGGAAAACACTCCATCAAATGTGTGGGCAAGAATCCAAGGATGGCGGAGGCAAAGTCAAAGAATGACAAGAATATTTCTGGATTGATAAATCAGATAGAAGCAGGAAAGATTGCTGTCCATACTTACATGAATGCATCTGCTTTTTCACTTAGCAGCACAAATGCAGAAGTGGTCAGCATTGAGTTTGCATCTAATGAAAACACGGATGCACAGTTCCACGCATCCATATTGATGGATGTAAAGGCAGACCAAGTGGAGAAAGAAGGTACAGCAACAGGAACAATTACCATTCCGGCTGTTGATGAAACTTCACAGCCTACTACAACAGATGAAACATTTGATTTGAAGTGGAAGGATGATGGTAAAGCGGTGCTGACCGTTACCTATATTATCAATGACCACGAACTGACAACCTATTATCCGATTGAGACCTTGGGGAGTGGAAAACACATCATAAATCTGTATTATCCGCTGAATGGGTTGGAATCTAACGTTTATAACACCTTTAAAGTGTGGTTAAAGATTACGGGTGGAACAGCTACGATTGGCAGAGGACAGTGCGTAGCCACTATTTCTGGGCAGGGACTGAGTGCCAATAACACATGGGATGGTCGATTGGAATTTGATGATGTAACAACTGTTATTCCTATCAATCATTTTATAGATATTGTTGGGTATCAGACTGCAGTACAGGCTTCACAGCAGATTCCGATTCCTCGTGGTATAACAGATACTGTTATACCGATTACGTTCAGCGGTATTACGGTTGCATCACTTACTGAAACAGTAAAAGCAAATCCTGTTGTCACAAAGGAAACAATTGATACATCAGATAAGGGCAGAATGCAGTATGAAGGTAGATATGTGCTTGCAGCAGAACAGTTCCGATTAAACTTATCCTATATGGCAGAAAGCCATGAAATAGAATTTGAACAGGGAAGAGTAACCAAGCTGGTCATGAATACAGAGCAGTTTGCACGAGTCGATGCATTGGAGGTAAAGAAGAATGGCAGATTACAATAGTTTGGATGATCTGATAGGCACAAAGGAAGGCATGGATGTGCTTGTAAATAGCATTAGTCACGATGATGATACCATGACTTTTGCTGGTGTCGAATGGTTCACATTCCTTGGCACTGTTATGAAAAATCTGTATGTCAGCGGTAACAGTTGGTTTGGATTTGGGAGTAACACAGCTCAATTGGCAGTTGGTAATCGAGATACGAAGATGTGGTATTTCTATCGACAGGAAGGAACAATATTCGACTATTACAATTTTTTGAAAATAAGGTGGGAGGGATATTCACAGTATAACAGTACATCTTCTGATGTTGCTCTGAAATATGAAATCATCATTTTAGATAATGGTGTGATTATGTTATATCTGATTGACCTTCCCACAAGCACTGGTTATTACGGTAGCAGCTATATTGCTACATCGAATGGTAATAAATCATATGTTCTTACAGGTGGAGAAGGTACGTTTGTTACCTTCATCCCAAACGAGGATAAGACAGATTATGAAATCCGATATGAGAAATATGATCTTCTTCCACCATTTGATGAACGTTATTTGATTACGGATGAAGATGGTAAGTATTATAAGGTAGTAGAACCAGAAACGGAGGAAGGGGAGCAGACACTCGAAGAAATCGTAGTAGAGGAGCTTACCCCAGAAGTGTTTTTGGAATATGGATTAGAGGATGTGCCAGGTTCTGAACTGTTAATGCAGCTTAAGAATCCTGGTATTTTATATTGGCAGGATAACGAGGAAGTGGAGATTCTTCATCT